CTCTTTTTTATGCCCTGCGGCGGTTTCCTGTCTGCCGTATGCAAGAACGGGCATATGGCCTGACAGGCCGTACGGGCGATTTATAGTCCCAGCAGAGCTTTTGGGGCGGGTGTCCCCATCTCTTGCGCTCTTTATGGAGATATGCGGCTCGGTCTGCAGCTTCATAAGCCACAAGAGAAAGCTCCTCCATATCGACCGCCGGTCCCCGCAGGGCGTTTATTATTTGCCTGATGGCCTCATATAGCTCGTCCACCGCTATCGCTGCCAGCCTTGCGACTTTCGATATGTATTCTGCTGCCGCAGTAACATCTTCCTCCGATAATCCATACGACTGGATCATTTTCCTTGTTTCTTCATCCATGGCTTACAGCCTCTCTGTCACGCAGACCAACGAAAATAGCCGGTGGTTTTGGTACTTCTACGCCAATCGGCCGCCACAGGTGCAGGCAGTATTCGTACTGATTGACATAGTCGCTTTTCGGCGGGTGGTACTCCACAACGGTTTCTTCTGGGAGAAAGAACAAGTCTTTGATTTCGCACATTTCCTCCCAGGTGGGGCAGGTGTTCCGCTTGCGATTATTCGGGGACACGCTAACGTGCTCCCATCCACCGCCGTTGGAAACTACCACGAAGAAGGACCGCCCACCGACGAACACCTTGAAGCATCCGTTTCCTTCGTCCCCGGAAGCGCCGTAGAGCTGGCGCTCGACATCCATTTGCCGGTATTTATCAAGCGTATGTAAATCTCTCATTCTTCTTCATCGCCTCCGTATTTTTCATCGTATTCCTCCGGAGTTATGAGCCTGAAATCATCCTCGGTGTGCTCCTCTGCAAGGCAATCCATCCCGAGCGATTTGAGGCATTCCAGTCCTTTCACGCCTTTCATCGCTTCAAGATAGTCAATTTCGGCATATTTTTCATCAGTGGCCTCGCCAATGGTAAATTGCATACCTGCCGGAGCCGGACTGCCGTGTTCGTCTACGGCCATATTCTGAACCTCAAAGCAGATTCTTACTTTTTTCATGCTTTGCTCCCTTCCGGTGGACGGTCCTCGAAAATGACAAGCCCCATGCTCTTGTAATATTCCGTTAAGTCTTCCAATTCGATGCTGTTCTCTCTTGGCTGGGCCTGTATGCCTATCTCTCCCATGTATCCGCTTTCCCGGATTTCGCCAATAACGAGTCCCAGTAAAACTTTTGAGTATCCATGTCGCCGGTATTGCGGTTGCACATAAAGATTGTAGATGATCGGGCAGGATTTTAAGGAATAGAAGCAATAGCCGAACTTGTTCTGTATGAAGTTTTCACCTTCTTCGCACAGCGGATCGTTGCCGGGCTGGGCACGACGCATACCTAGCAGCTCTTCCATATAACCCAAAACCGCGTTGAGAAATGCTTTGCTTACCTGCATCGTCCCGTTTTCCGGCATAGTGGCAAGCCCAGAGCCAAGGTTGAGCACGCGGTCATTGAGCAAGCTCAGATCGCTTTTTAACAATAATTCACTCATACGTTCAATCCTCCCACTTGCTCAGCAGCCATTTGACTTTGCACCGTGTGCAGCAATCGTGATTACTCCCGCCGTCATAATCACACGGCGAAACGCTCGGACAGCTAATGTAATCGGCAATAATTTCTTGGCTGCAGTCCTCCTGCCCAGCAAAGTCTTTAAGGGCTTCGGCCAAAACCTCCGCATTCGTCGGTTCACTCATTTGGGGCCTCCTTTGTAAATCCTCGTCATCCGCGCATATTCGGTACTTTCGATTTCTCTGATAGCACCCACTTGCTTAAGTTCATCACGGATTCTTTCGGCAGGAGCGAGGGCAGCGGGAGAACCGGCCACAACATCCAATAGAATCGTAATTCTTGCGTCTGATAAATCAAAATACCGTCTCATTTGCTTTCCTCCACGGCCTGCGCAAGCTCTCGGTACATATACCGCTCGTCAAATTGATCGTCAGGTATCTCGCAGACCATCATATCCTCGTCGCACTCGCAATCCTCGTTCCCGCAGTCCTCGCAGGCAACGCCGAACTTCTTGCAGTCGCCCCCGTCCGCAGGATAGGCCATCGGGCAAGAATGCGCAAAGCAGCAGCCTACACTGTCCTCTTCCTCTGCTTCCGGGTGCCGACAATTGTATCCGTTGTTAGGGCTTGGGTCTCTTCCGGGATAAAAGGTCTTGTCGTCTGGGTTTTGGGGTTCAAGGTAGGCGTTGAAGAAGTGCCCACACATATTTGCCCATGTGTTGAGCCGCATAATGACTGTCATTTTACTTCTCCTTTTCCGGACTGCGCAGCCGCTCCCAATGTTGACATATCATACCCGCTCTCAATGAACCGCAGCGTCTTTCCATGGTTTACCGAATTCCCGAGATACGTGTAAATTTGCTCCATCTCTTCACGGGTGAAGCTTGTCCCGAGAAAACTATTGATGCCGCCCAGGTGGTACGCTTGAGACTGGCGAGAACCGCCCTTGACTGCCTCACAGGAAAACCATTCAATGATCTTTGCTTTGAGTTCCATCTCCGTATCCACGCCATCCAGCATGATGTAGCTATTTCTGGCCGGGTGGGCTATGAATTCAAAGCTGGCGTTCACAAAGCACTTAGGGAAAGCGGCACGGAGCCGATTGCGGATCTCCATGTTCTCAAACACGTTCATGATCGGTTCCTCCACACATTTCGTTCAGCAGCTTCACATACCAAACGTTTTGAATATCGTCCTGCGTAATGTCCTTCAGGTCTTCCGGGCGCTCAATCTCGCCCCACCAGCTTTCCGCGCCATAGATGATTTTCTTTAGCTCCGGCACGAAAATAGCCGGGTTCGTCATGGCGCCAATGTGGAGCTTTTGATCATCGTGGTGGAAGGAAACTGTCGCGCCTATCGGAAGATCTCCAAGCAGTATGCCGAGATACGTCTTTCCGCCGTACTCTTCGCCGCAAGGGGTAATCTTCACCAACTTACCGCATTTGGATAAAGACCATTTGCGGTTCTCCGCGAACGTGTCCTCGATGCCCTGAATGGTCAATGGATACTCTATGTACCGGGAGTTATACTTTTCGCAGGCTTCGCAGATATCCTCGGTCACGGTCTTAATTTTTTCATCCTCCCAGCCGTCAACATGGCAATGCCATTCAAGGCTCTCAGTTCGCATAGACGGGTGAGAATACCGGCAGCGGTTAATTTTCTTGTCCTCGCTCATAAATGGGCTCCTTTCTAAGCAGCGAATATGCCATATTGAGCATATCCATGTCAAAATATCCGAAGTGGCATTCCTCTTCCGGGATATCGAGTCGCTCGGACAGCCAGCGGTAGGCTTTACGGCGGGGATTCTGGCCGGCACCCTTGCTCGGCTTACCCTTCCACCGGGTGTCAAAGAGGTCGTGGCAGGTCATCTTCATGCTTCGCATCTCCTTGTTGGAGAGGATGCCGAGGGCTTCTTTTGGCCGCGGCTCATGGGTACCGACGTAGGCCCCACACTTCGTGCAAAGATAGCACATGCCACTTCCGTATTTGCGGCCGTATACCGCGGCGTTTGAGGTGTAAATGACCTTGCCTCCACAGATATTGCAAATTGTGGGATGCAGATCAATCATCAGTCATTTCTCCTTCCATCGATGACGGTAAATTTCTGCCGGGCGCAAAGCGCATGGGCTTCCGTCAATTTTTTTGGTTCAACATATCCAGGGCACTCCTCGCGCCACTGGCTGCGCCTGCGCCAATCGCCACTCCAGTGTGTGCATTCATCGCAGGTGTAGCAGATATCCTCGACATTCTGAATCTCGCCCGGGGTGAAGTATGCAAGGCCCAGTTCGGCGCTTCTGGCGCATAGATTGCACTTGCACTGATAGCAACTCATGGTTGCCGCTCCTGTGGCCACGGAAAACTCTCCCGGATTTTTACACCGTTCACATTGAATTCGACGTCAAAGAACCGATGCTTCGGGTGTATGTAGACGATCGTCCCGGTCATAGCTTTTCGAGGCCCTTTCTTTTCGTCACCGCCCGTGAAGGTCTCCGGCACAATCTCAAGTTGGGTGCCGATTCGAATTTCCTTTTTCACCGCCATTGCTCCTTTTCGTCGTCAGCTATGTCCAAGACCTGCAGCTGCGGATTATAGGTGCTGTCAAAAACAACCCCGCCACCGTCTTTCAGCCGTTTCAGCACCGAGAGCACCATCCATTTCTGATCGCTGTCGGTCATTTCCTGAAAGCGGCTGTTGATTTTCCGCCGCAGTCCCACAAAGCCGTTTTCTTTGGTGTATAAAATGACACCCACGCCATCAGGTACAAGGTCTTCCACTTGCGGATAGAGTGCTTTTGGCATCACGTAAAAGTTCAGGTTTCCGACAAAATTGTGACCGTGTTTAGATTTGAAGTCTGATTTTGTAATCTTTATTTCAAAGCAGGTGACGAGCACCTTCGGCACCCCATTGGTAGCCAGGGCATTCCAGCGGCAGTCGACTTTATCGCAGGTCCTTTTTATGTCTTTATCCTCGATACCGTGCGGGCATTCCCATGCGTGAACTCCATCCTGTTTGTACTTGAAGAGCCTACACACCCGGTTTTCTGAGAGATCCCCGAAATATTCGTTGACGCGAACACAGTCGATAATCCCTCCGGAGGTTGTTCCACACTCTGCCGGCACTTCAAAGGCAGTTGACCACCCTCTGAATTTATTGATCTTGATGCCACCGATCTCTGCAGGGGCATATGATATCCGGTGTCTTGCACCAGTATGTGGCCGCATATGCCTTTTCTCGCCCCTGCACGTCGTTCTTCCAGCCCACTTTCTCGCCGGTGGTGCGGAAGCCGTGCCCCATCATCATCCGGGCGTAGAAGTTTACCGCCCTCTGGAAACTGTTCTGCTCGGTATACTGTGCTTCCCACGCCTTGTCGTAAACATCTCTGGCGTAAGGCGTCCAGTAAATCGCCCGCGCCAGCCTTTCGGGGTCTGTACGTATCCACTCGAACAGATTTATTACTTCTCCATCAAGATCGTTGACTGTCTCGATGGCGCTGCGCTCTTTGGTGAACAGCACAGCTCCGGAGCCGAAGAATGGTTCAAGGTAACTGTGGTGCTTTGGAAAATGCCCTATTATCCATGCGGAGAGAGACCATTTTGCGCCCGGGTATTTGACCACGGCGTTCATTTGGCTCTACCGTAGCACCAACTCTGCGGCGGCCTCGATAGCCCGAAATCCGTGATTTGCAACGGACTTGCCAGTTTTCTGGGGTTGCTGATGTTCCACGCGTATACTTTCTTCTCGCCGACATATTTCCGCAGTTGCTCCATTGTGAGGCAGGCTTTTTCGGCTATCAGGGCGGCATCCAGTTTGGGGTCTGCTTTCGCGTATCCGGCGAGGATGCAGACGCCGACGATAGCCTGTCGGCCACCCTTGCCGCACTCATAGAGGAACACCCGCTTCACCGGCTTTCGTGGGAAGCTTTTTCGCAACTCCCACGGTTTTTCACCTGACAGCACCTTCACGCAGTGCTCATGGTGAATACTCAGCACAATATCCATTGGCGAACCTCCGTCAGTTTCCAGACATGCGGACAGGCAGAACCAGCGACTTGATCTCGCCGTCATCTACCACCATCGGGGAAGATGAACCGCCGAAGGAGCAGTCGAGTCCGACGCCGCGGTAGGATTTTATGCAATCCATCAGGTACCGGGCATTGAACGCTATACGGACGGCCTCGTCGATGCTGGTGTCCATGTGGAGATCCTCCGCATACTCACCGAGAGCCGAATGCGTGGTGATTTTCATGCTTTCGCCCTGCAGGTCCATAATGACCTGTGGGCGACCTTTGTCCTCAGCGCAGATTGCAGACCGCTTAATGCTGTCAAGGAAGGAGCGCCGGTCAATTACCACGTTGTTGGTGTGCTTGGGGAAGGTTTTGCGGTAATCGACGAACTCGCCCTCAAGCAGTCTGGAGTAAAACGCATATTCTGCGGTCACAAAGATTGCACCACGCTTGTTATAGCTGATGTCAACTTTTCCGCTGATTCCGAGGCCGAGAAACGTATTTACTGCCGCCCGGGGTACAATCATCTTGATCTGCTCGGGATATTTCAGCTGCGCCCATGCGACACGGTACCCGTCACAGCCCACAAGGTTCAGATTCTCGCCATCGCCCTCGAATAGCATTCCGTTCATTGCCGGCCGGTTGCATGTGGTGCCGACCGAATACATAATGGAACTGATTGCTTCCAGCAATCCCTCGCTGTCCACGCCCACATTGCTGGCGCTTTCGAGCTCGGGAATATCCGGGTAGTCCTGCGGTGGAAAGCTCTGGAACCTGTTGGAGATTGTTTCCGTTCGAATAACGATGGTGTCGTTCTCCCCGTTTGCGGAGCTCTGCGCGGTGATTTCCACATCGCCATCCGGCAGGCTTTCGATCATTTCGATAGCCCGCTGCGGGATTATAAACTGTTCGTCGGCGTCACAATCAACGTTGGTGCGGAGTGCCATTTCCAGGTTGTTTGCCGTCAGGGTCCCGTTTTTCACCAGTATGCCCTTCATGCTCTCGATAGCGGGCTTGGACGGAATAATGCTTTTCAGTTTCGCCAGCTTGCCGGCAATTTCGCTCTTGTCAATTTTCATGTTCCACCTCAATCAAAAATCTGGAGAATCCCGTTTCGCATCGAAACCGCAAAGGGTTTCAGATCCTCCTCTGTCATGTACTTGCGCCCGAACCGTTCCTTCATCTCAGACCACACCACCCAGGGGACACGGTAAAACGACCGCAGTGACAGAGAAACCATCACATAGGCCCATGCCCCCAACGCCTCGTGGCTTATCAGCGCCCGCTTCTGCTCCAGCGTCACAACCGACTGCTCGATGCGGTCGCTCGTAGACGTCTTGGCCTCGAACACGATGGACCGGCCGCCCTTCAACGTCCCCTGAAAATCCGGCTGCGCCTGCTTTGTGAAAACGCCCTCGAATATGAACATTCCATTCTGGTTTTTGTGGCGGCCGCTGGTGACTTTGAACGGCTCGGGGGTCTTGTCTACCTCCGCATACCCCCGCATGCGGTAATGCTCGCAAGCGGCTTTGATGTATTGTTCAAAGGCGTCGCCGGTTCCCCGGTTCAAATACCCCTGTGCCTGCCTACGCGGGTCTTTTTTCTTGGCGTCAGGATCGAAGTTTTCCCAGCCTTTAAATCCCATGCAGCAGGCCCTCTTTCTCGGCCACCTTGCGGAGCTTATAGACTGTGGACTTTCCAATGCCGTTCCCGGTGCCGCTCAGCGCATCAAGGTGGGAAATGAAACCTGCAACGGCATTCTCTCTGGGATCTTGGTTAACTGATTTTGTAGTGCCCGCCTCTTTTTCGCCCCGCTCCATGCCATCTTCATAAGCCTTGGTCTGTAAATCATTCAAATAGCGATCGATCTGCTGATCCGTCATTTTGCGAATCTTTATGGCCTGCTCATGCGTGAGCCGTTCGCCATCCGTCATACGGCATTTTCTTTTTTTCATCGGGATTCATCCTCCATACGAACCGGCGTATCGGATTCCATGGCTACTTTCATCGTCTCGAGACAGTTATCGCAAAGGTAGCCGAGAGAAAGGGCGCTCTGCCCGCGTCCCGCCCTGGTGAGCAGCGCGGTCATTTGCTTTTTGGGGAAGTGCTCCTTACACATACCGCAGCGGCACCATAGCTTTTCTTTCTGTTTTTCCGTCAGCTGGCGTTCGCGGCTCAGCTGGTCCGGGAATGCCTGGGTAAAGTCTTCACACATCAGCGCCCACAGGCTGTCCTTCATGAAAAGCGGGACGCCGTTGTTTTCGCAGACGGACATAATGTTGAGTACCCATTCTTTCTGGGGAATGACCTTATTCTTTCGGTTTCCGGTCTCGGCACCCACGATCACCCAGTCTACCTTGCCAAAGTTGCTGTCAGCCTCAAATTTTCCAAGAATAGGCTCTATGCTTATGAAGCTCTTGTATCCCTCCGCACCGAAGACAGGCATTTCCGGCTGCGTTGCGGTCGTTCCATACCACATATTCGGTCGTTTTGGGAGCTTCCCGGCCCACATAAGGGCGCTGTATCGCTGTGGATTCTTGGTGAGGAACAGGTAGTTATGCTGCGGGAATTTCTCACAGGCGGCAAATACGGCCTCAATCCACTCGTCGGGTACCCATGCGCCGAACAGGTCCGCCATCGAGCAGACGAAGATATTGGCGCCCTGCTTCACTCCTCCCGGCCAGTCGAGGCGGTATTCGTGAAGCGTAGGCTCAAAGCCATATGGAAACGCGATATTCCGATCATTCCGCGCGGCGAACGGTTTGCGCAGCACGTACAGGCCCTCGTTGCCGTTCCACAGCTCGGCGCCGGCCAAGTTCATACGGGCATCCCCCGAGAATCGCGCCGTCTGCCTCCTCGCGTAGCAATAGGGGCAGCCATGTCGGCAGCCGGTGACGGGATTCCATGTGTAATCCGTCCATTCGATCTTGCTCTTATTCAAATTCCTTTCCTCCTTCCGAGTATTCCACATAGTAAATATTGGCTCCGTTCGGCTTGCCCTCCGGCTTTTCGCTTCCGATCCGGACGGCATAACCGGCTTTGATCAGCAGCTTTGCCAGCTCCAGCCTGTCGGTCTCATTCAGTGCGTTTTGCTTCTGGCTGTATATCTTCATGCCGTCTTCCTCTCTTCAGCTGTGGGTCTCAGCCTACGGACAAAGGCATCCGCGAACTCCCTGACCTCTTTCGGCGCGGAGCAGTCACCGAATCCGTAAAGCTGCCGGATTTTACAGCCGCTCATTTCCACTTCCATCGTGAAAAACGGCTTTTGCGGGTCATTCGCCCGGCGGATGAAGAAAATCAGGTTCGTGCCGGCGATGTGCCGCTTGTAATAATTGTCGCCGCCGACGCAGTGGTTAAGGGACTGGCCCTCGGTAATCAGGTCACTGCGCAGTTGCGGAAGAATGATGCAGAAGCCGTCCTTTTTGAATTCCGTTATTCTCAGGTCTTCATATATCGGCCCGACGGCTTCCCTGAAGGTCGCATCTTCCTTGGCGTGTTTCACCGCATTGAACCTCGGCAAAATCGTGTCGTGGGCGTCTACCACATTTTTAGGCATGAGTACGGACTTATGAGAAAGGTCCACTTTCAGTGTGACCGACATGCTGATATAGTCCGTGTATTCGGTTATCAGCCAGCCGTATGTTTTCTTCGGCAGAACCGCTTTCTGCTTCCGGAAGTAGTGGACAAACCGGTCGAGCGACAGGTATTTAAGGGCATCAAGCGTAACGTCGCAGAATTTGTCAAGTTTCATTTCTCGCAGGGCCTCGAAGTTTTCGTCGCTTACCCATTGGCCGTATCCCTTAATGATGCGGTGCTCCGCAAGTGACACGTTGAATTTGCTGTAAAGCGGAAGCATCTGCTTGGAAACTCCGAGCACGTTAGAAAACCCTTTCCCAGTCAGCTCCATGCTATCTGCCTGAGAAGCCAGCATCGGCATTTTCAGCTTGAACAGGTATTCGGCCCCGGGGTCGAGTCGTAGGTTCTTCAGCAGATAGTGGAACCTCATTTTGCAGTCCCGCCCGGCGAGCCCTTTCTTCAGGTTCACGTTGTAGTAGCTGTCGCCGAACACTTCATCGAGGTTGTCGGTATAGACGTAGCTTTCGTCAATGCAGCAGTCCTCGTTTTGTCTTCTGTACCAATTCCAGCCCCAACACATGACGCACTGGTACTTGTAGCAATAGACCTGCGGCCCCTTCTTGGTGTTCAGATGAAGGTCATACGCATAATCGGAGAAGTCATACTTCGGACTGTGGCTCGGGTTTATGAACGTCCTGGTCACATCCGTCCAGCGAAGCAGCAGCTGCCCGTCGACCTTCGCCGCGATGCAGATCTTTTCTTTGTTCGTGATGCTGCTGGTGAACCACGAGCCACGGTAGATTGAGAATTTCCCGCAGTGGGGGCATAGCCCTGTCTTTCCGGAAGTAACATTTCTGTCAACGGTAAAGCGCTTTCCGCAATGTCCGCAAACCGCCCGGTGCTTTCCATCCTTCACCTTGTCGATGAAGATATACGAGAAGTCGAAGACATGATCCTCACAGTAGGCTTCAAGATTTTCTGGCCGCTTGGGGTACATGGCAAAATGCTTTTCCATCAGATCAGCGCGCCTCTGGTATTCCTTGGATCGTTTTTCTGAGGCGATTCCACTGGCAAATGCGTCCATCTGTCCTATAATGTTGCCGCTGCGCCAATAGCTCTGTATGCGAGGGTCCAGAAATTTGTTTGCCAAGGCAAGATCATGATCGGTGCAATAAGCACCATCGCCACGCAGCAGGTTTCCCATATGGTGGGTAGTCCAGTTTCCCGGCGCTGGACCGGTCAATATCTGAAAACTGGTGCCGTCCGTGAAAAAACGATACACAATAGAGCCTTTCTCCGAACGATACAGATCTACTACAAGCACGGTACCTGACCGCTTTAATGCTGCCGTATGAACGGCGGCCGAGTAATTCATTTTCTGCTTCTTGGGCATCGCCGGCATCTTGGCTGGTTCGACCGTAAGCAGTTCTTTCTTCACAAGCATGACGCGCCCCCTCAGAAAAGGGAAAGCTGGATGGTTTCCGGTTTTTTCTCTGGTTCCTTCTTGGGCTTTGCATCCGCTTTCTTCTCGGTGACCGGCTTCTCGGCGGTGGAATGGTTCTCCTTTGGCTTCCTCGGTGCCCCCTTGTGCGGCTTTTCGGTCTCCGGCTTTTTCTTCGGCACACGTGCCATTTCCTCGGCGCTGGGGGCGTCACCGTTGATGGTGATGCTCATGGTGAAACTGATATCTGCGTTAGGAAAATAGGACCTGACGGCTCCGCGATAAACATCGATGTCGGAAACGTGGGTACCGCAGCCCTTCATGATTTCCGTACAGCAGTCTGACAGTGTGCGCTTGGTCCCATACACTACCTCCGCAAAACGCTTGTCCTGCTGGCAAAAATGCGTGAGCGTGGATGCTACAAAATCCTTGACGGCGCTGCCATAGCGGTCGCCGCTGAAACTCTTAAGCTCTGCCGCGAGCTTTTCTACCGCGAGCGCCTGATAATCCACTGGCGCGGGAAACGGTACAACGGTAGCTTTCTCTTGCATCTGCTTGAACTCCTTTCAAAAAAGTGTTATCTGTCCGGTCTTATCGGTATTCAGTTCCAGAGTGAAAGTGGGTTTCTCAACCGGCTTTTCCGCTTTGACCGGCTCTGTGTTTACCGGCGGCTCAGTAGCGCCGGTTATGTGCTTCGTTGCCTTGATTGCAGCCCTCCATTGCCAGATGTCGCGGAAATACATGGGGGTATACCACACGTTCTGATTCCGCAGTGGCTCTGTGGGCGGCGTGGTAAGCGTATTGCCGATGATGACATATCCGGCACATCCGAGAAGCGAGAGCTGGATGTAACACATCAGGGCTGCCGTAATGTCGATGTCCTGTGCGACGAATAGCACTGAGGTCTGAAAATTGATTTCCTGCCGCCGGCACTCATTGGCGAACGCCACCAGCAGCGCCCCGGCGCCGCAGCACGGATCGTTCACGGATATGTAGCCGCGCCGTTCTACCTCTGCGGCCGCATCGTCGAAGGTCATTTTTGCCATAAAATCGCAGACGTGGTATGGGGTGAAGAACTGGCCGTGCGCCTCGTTTCCGAGCTCCAGCCGCATAAATAGGTCACCAAGAAAGTCCTGCTCGCAGTCTTCTTCCAGAGCTTCCACCACCGCGGCGAACATCGCAGCGAACTGCTCCAGATCATCTCGGCTGTATTTTTTGGCAATGGAGAGGTACATTTCCTCCCGCTTCGGCTGCTGCGCTTTGTCCAGATTTGAAAGGCTGCATGCTGCCATCGCAACAAAGTCGGTCCAGACAGCCCAGCGGCTATGCCGATATGCGAGAGAATCAAAAATGTCGATAACCGGCTTCTGGCTGTCCCGTGTTGTTCTGATCGAACGTGCCATAGTCACATACCCCCGTAATCACGTGAGAAGTCGAAATTCTCCGCGGCAGCAAGGGTCCTGATCCCGCGCTGCGCCATCTTTGCCATGCACCCGCCGATGTAATTCCAGTTCCCGGGACATCCGGCCTTGGTGGCCTGCTCGAAAGCGTATAGCAGCAACTCAATGCGATCCTTGGGGAATGATATCCGCCACGATTCGTCCTGAAGCTGCTCGCTGACGTGGACATACTCGAAAACGTGGTATACGTCCTGCTCCGTGGGAGAGCGTAGGGCAAGCCTCTTGAAAACCTGTGCCGTGATGCTCTCCACCTCGGCCTTGGTGCTCTCTGTGGCTCCGAAATACTGATCAAGCACCAGATCCCGGTTGACAAGATAATCGCCGACAATTTTTTCGGCTTCTCGCGTCTCGCCCGCGCTGCCATCCTCAACAACAAAAGAAAAATTAGAATTTCCTGTAGACGTACTAGTATTATTATTTAATGGTCTCAAGTTGCGCCACACTTGTGTATCCGTTTGCGTATCAGTTTGTGTCACTGAATGTGTAACGGTTTGTGCAACATATTGTGTATCAAATGGAATCATCCGGTAGGTCCCGCTTTGATTTCCTCGCCCCTTGCGGTACTCAATTCGTCTCGATTGAATTAGGACATTTCTCATGCGGTCTAATTGCGTCCGAGAGAATTTAAGCATGGATTGAAGCGTAGTATTGGCTACTGTAAACTCGACCCTCCAAAACCACTGCCCATTTATTTGAATGGCGCACTTGTTATTCAGATACATCAGTGCCTGCCATAAAGCTTGAGCATCAGCTGGTGTCAAATTGAACTGCACCCAATCATAAAACGCTCTTATCTCGGCTATATAGTTCAAATGAGGCCACACCTCCTTGCTTGGGAGGTTCTGGTGGGGAAGATGTCCCCACCAGACCTCTATTGATTACTCAAAGCTCACCCTACTGCCGTTCTCGTCCTTGATAATGTCGATGCTCTGCGGGAAACGGGCTTTCATGGTGGGGTCATGCGTGATTGCCATGACCTTTAGAGTGCTGTATCTGTGCTGTATGGTCTCAAGCGCGTCGCAGTAAGCCTGAATGCCGTCTGCATCCAAGAATGGAGGCTCATCAATGAACAGCATACCGAGCTGGATACCGGCCTGACTGCTTTTAATCTCAGCCAGGGCGAGGATTGCGGAAAGCGAGGCCTTTACCTTTTCGCCGCCCGATTTGGAGAGGTACGGAAGGCTGTCCTTCCCGTATTCCTCAATGATGATGTCGAGGGTAGGAACTTCTTTTTTGCTGTTGGATTTAAGAACCTTGTCGGTGATGAACTCCATCCCCATCTTTCCGCCGGTCATTTGACCGAGGATGCTGTTTGCGGTTGCGGTCAGCATGGGGAGCATGGAGCGGATGATGTTATGAGGGATACCGTCCTGAGAGAAAGCGGATTTCAGAATTTCGTAAATGGTGGCCTTGCGCACCAGATCGTTTACCTCATCTTGCTTTTGCCGGATCTCTGCCTTTCGGTCCTCGATCTGTGTCAGCCGCTCTTTCAGGCCGCCCAGCTTCGCGTGGAGCGCGTTAATGGCGTTCTGCATGTCCTTGATAGACCGGGCAGTTTCGTCGAGCTGCAGCTGGAGCGCATCCGCGCCGTCCTGTTCTTCGCGGTACTTTGCATAATCGAGCTGGAGAGAGTAGGTCTGCGCATCGATGCCTGCAATCTCGGAATTGAGCTCCGAGATCCGCTGCATGGCGTTGAACTTGCGTTCCGCAGCAAGGGGCAGGGCGTCGCGCTTTTCAATCCAGGCCCGGGTGATGATAATGTCCGACTTGACGCTATTGATACGGGCGTCGAGGGCTGCAAGGGACTCACGCAGCGTGGACACCTTCTCGGCGCTATTCTCGAGGTCTGTGGCCCGTTTCTGCGCATCTTCGAGATTGTTGCATACGGTGTGCAGATTTTCCGTGTTCTGTCGGAGCATATCGCGGTAAAGGTCAATTTTGCCGAATTCGTCTGCCTTTGGCTGAAGCTCCGCGACCTGAGAACGCAGCACCGGCAGTACGGTGGGCTGGTAGCCGATATCGGAAACCAGCTTTTTTAGGGATTCCATCTCTTCTCGCTTTGCGTCCAGCGCCGCGAGCTGTGTTTCTTTCCATTCGGTGGATTCGGGTATGAGTGTGTCGAGGGCAGCCTTGGCGGCCTTGGCATCGGCCAGGAAGAGGCACTTTGCATTCTCGGCGTCGATGCAGTGGCTATCCTCGAGCATTTTGGCCTTCGCCTGATACGCTTCAATGCGGCGTTTACGGTCGGCGGCATCAATATCAAACGCCGATTTTTCCTTACTGAATGCGTCCCAAACGGAACGGTAGTGATCCGTGGCCTGGGTGTAGGCAACCTCTTTTTTCTCCATCTCGGAGATCTTCGCGAGAATCCCATCCAGTTCATCCTTGTGAGCGGAAAACGAAGATGCCCTCGTGATCTGTCCGTTCAGTTGCTCAATGTAACGCTGGATAGACTGTTTCTGCTCGTTAAAGCTGACCGCCGATGCTTTTGCGCTTTCAATCTGCCGGAGGACATCGGACGCGGCGTCCAGCGTGGCGCTGATGGCGGAACGCTCCTCCGAGAGCCGCTTTTCCTCTTCGGTCAATTGATCGAACTTGGCGGCCTGCTGGCGGACTATATCTTCCTGCCCGAGCAGCTTGTCCGCTTCCTCAACAGATGCCCGCTGTGCCTCAATATTTCGCGTAAGAGCGGCCTTTTTATCGTTAAGGGTAAGAATACTTTCCCTGGCGGTTGCGGCCTTCTGTGCGGCCTCCTGCTTTACGGACAGCTTAGCCGAAAGGCTGTCTTTCAGGCTGGTGATAGTTGCGAGGGCCTGCTGTTTTGCGTCAATATCATTGGAAGCCTCCACGAATTCGCTTTCCAGCTCGTCGGCAGAGGACAATTCCTGTGAAAGCGTGGCGATGACCGTCTTGCGCTGCGCGATCTGCCGGTTTTCATCGGAGGCGCAGTTGCGGGCAATTTGCTCCATATTCCCATAGAGCCCAAGGCCGAGGATGTTGCTTAGAATCGCCATGCGGTCTTCTTTGCTGGCCTGCAGGAATAAGCCGTATTGGTCCTGCATGATAAGTGCGCAGCTGCGGAATGTCAGGCTGTCCATGCCGAGAACATTGGTGATGGCGTCCTGTGTGTCCTTGATCTTTTCGCATGAGCGGTTCTGCCACTCGCCGTTGATCAGTTCGGAGAGATTCAAGGTAGCCTTTCCGGACTTCGTGCGGGTTCGCACAACGCGGAAGGTGTGCTCCCCTATTGAGAAGGTAAAGCTGATGGAGCCGCTGCGCGCGTTTTCGTCGGCTCTGATCCAGCCGGTAAGATCGCCCTCACGGGGCTCCTCAAACAGGCAGTCGAGGATGGCATCCATAAACAGGGATGATTTTCCGGCGCCGTTGCGGCCGTTGATGGTGCAGAAGGATATGTCCCTGAAATCAAAGCTTTCCTCGGCGTAGTTGCGGTAGTTCTTGACCTCAACGCTGACCGGAACGAATGCGCCGGTGTACTGGGCGGTGATGTTGCCGGCAAGGGCCGCCGCGATGATGGGGCGCGCAGCGGCGACGCTCTCACCGACGTCGGCCTCGGGCGTACCTTTTTCGTCGAGATAGCGAATAAGGTTTTGCTCCGGGTCTGTTTTCTCCGAAAGCTCGTCCTTGACGGTGCCGATGGTAACCTTCTCCGGGCTGATTTCGGCCACCCAAAACGCGCCGAAAGCGTCTGTCAGGTCATGCTCTATCTGCGCCCGGTTCAGGGCCTTGTTTTGTTCCTCTGTGCAGGAATACAGAACGCGAACGATTTTGTCCTTTGCCGCGGTGCATTTCTCGAGCGAAAGGCCGCCGGTGGTGTTGTAGAGTTCAATCTCGTCACTGTCGAGCCGGATGGTCAGGAATTCGCGGTACGGTGTTTCGTAGAAATGGCTTGCGTCCAAATGAGGCGTGTCATACGGGCAATCTGTCACGATGTCGTGAATCCAGAAGCCGCGCTTCTGTCCTTCGTCGTTGAAGTTCATGGCATTGATAGCGCCGGAATAAAAGACGTTATGGCAGCTTGGAACCTGCTGGGGTCTATGGATATGCCCCATGGCAACAAGGTCAAATGAAGCTGCGTCCAGCATCTCAGGGAGTAAGACCGGCTCAAACTGTGCGAGGAACTGTGTCTGGCCGCTTTCGGTGTTGCATCCGGGTACCGTGTAATGGGACATCAGGATGGATGGGAGCGTGGGGTCACATTGAGCCTTCAGGCCCAGGATGATCTTCCCGAGCTCGTCGGTGAATACCTGATTTTCTTCTTCCTTGGAAAGCCCAGGGAACTTTGCACGAAAGACGCCCCGGTCAAATCCGGGCAGGCAGGCCACATTTGCAAAGCCGCCGTTGTAGGCAGGAACGCGAAGGGTGGCCGGCTCAGTAACAATCTGAACGAAGTCATCATAGGCGAAGTGCGCCTTGAGCATCGAAAACTGTTCCTCACCATCGTGGTTCGGGGTTCCGCGCATGACTACCACCGAGCAAATCCTGCTCAGCGCTTCAATGGCGCGGATAGCGACCTCAACCTCGTGAAGGCCACGGTCGGCCCATACGCGGGCTTGATGGAAGATGTCGCCTGAAACCAGAATCATGTCTGGCTGCCGGAGCAGCGCCATGTCGTGCAGCTGGTTAATGCACATCCCGGTGTCGTCGGCGCGGAGGTTGCGCCCTTCGCGCTCGGGGCCCGGAAAGTTGCCGATGTGCCAGTCAGCGGTGTGTAAAATCTTCATGCCTCCGCGCTCCTTTGGTAGAGATCCGCCATGTTAACGGCGCAAACCTTGCAGACTCTGATACCCTGAATCGTTGTGAGATCATCAACGCCACCGCAGAAAGCGCACCCGGGGTTATACTTGCGGATAAAGACGCCGCCATTCTGGCAGGAAATTTCGGCCGATGCTCCGTCGCCCATGTCAAGGGTCTTTCGAATCTCTTTCGGAATAACGATGCGTCCGAGATCGTCGAACCGACGGACAATTCCGGTAGCTTTCATTTCTCCGCACCTCCGCTGATTTGAATATTGATGGATTTGGTTTCAGGCCGTTCGTCGATGTCAATACCGTGCTTCCCGAGTTCCTCGGTCCAATAGCGTTTGATATCTTCCGGGCAATGGGCCATAGCGTCGGCCCAGGTGGGCCAGCGGCCAAACTCGTCATAGAACTTGTATTGATAGGCGAGGCTGTCGCGGTTATGCGGCTGCTCCGGGTCATGCTTGACCGCGCACATGGGGCAGGTCCCCAGGGGCGTATTCTTGAACATCGTCATTCCATGTCGTTCTTTCAGAAAGCCCATATCTTACGCCTCCTCAGCAATCTCGAGAAATTCCGTGGCAAAGCCGCCAGCCTTCCCCTCCAGAAGGACTACCTCTGAACCGCAGAGCATCCACGGCTCGGAGCGGGTAGTCCAAATCTTGTCCTTATGCCGCTCTGCTTCAAGGCAGTTGACCATGCGAACTTTAGTACCGATAGGCATCTCACTCCGCCTCCTTCTGGCACTTCATGCACAGGGGAACGCCGAACTTGCGCGTGGAGAAATCGGCAATCTTCTCGGTGATCTCGCGGCCGCACTGGCTGCATACCGGCTTTCCGTCTTTCTGGTCATGGCCGCCCTGGTCCCCGGTTGCGGGAATGGAGGAATACCCACCGCCCGCAGGGGCCGAATTCGGCGGCATATCGTCGTGCGTGGGAGAATTAAAGTCACCAGCGGGGTCTTCTCCGTCTGATGTGAAAGCAGGGTTTCCAGCAAATTCATCTGGATTGAAGGTGCTGCCCGGTACAGCGTAGTCAGGCTCGCCGCCGGTCATGGCGGCCGTAGGTAACGCGCCGGCGCTGCCGAACATATTACCGACGGCGTTCATGCCCTGATCGAGCATTGCGCGGCGGACCTCCGGATCGGAATAATCGGGGGAGAATGTCACCCGCGATACAACGAAGGGCTTGGTGAGCTCTGTCTTGGTGTACTGCCCTTTCATCCCAATCAGGGCGCGCACCACGCGGAGGATCGCGCCGGTCATTGCTTTTTCGGCGGCGGTCTTTCGCAGCAGCGTCATGTTGACCAGCACGGAGCGATCGATATATTTCTGGCGGTCAACATCGTCAATGACAAAGGCTTTGCAGGGCTTGTCCCACTTGTCTTTGGAGTCCACCCACTGGCCCTTAAACATCTTGGCGGCCTCCTTGGCGGCCTTGGCATCCGTGATTCCCTCAATGGACTTATCCATGAATTCGAGCCGGAAACGGTCCTCTTCATCGTCCAGGTTAATGATCTTCTCGTCACAGTGGGTTTTCCCGGTACCGTCCGGGAGCCGAAGGGCGCCGTAGGCTTTCGCCTTGTAGCAGTTCTTGGAGAGCATCGTGCCATAGGTGTTGTTGGGGTCAAACTGGATGCCGGCGGCGGCCGCCAGTTTCATGAGCAGGGGCTTGGCGGGGGAAAAGGTATCTGTCCAATTGCCGTTCATATTTACCGAGCCGACTTTGAAAATATCGCCGGAATTGTCGGACAGATCGGCTTTGACCTCCATGAACGTAAATTTGTAAAAGGGATTCAGCTGAACCTCGGTGGTGCTGGGCATCAGGAGATTGCACTCCGGGTATTTCTGCTGGATAGCGGTAAGTTGATTCTGATTGTTCATTTTCAAACCTCCATATTGCTTTCTTGGTTTGGAAGTGCTACAATATGACTGTCTTTGAGAGGGCTCACGGCTTTGCCGTGGGCTCTTTCGTCATATCTGGGGCTTTTCATCGTCCTCGCACTCCACTTCGATCTGGATTTCTTCTTCCTGTTCCTGCTGTGATGTTGCCTCCTTCATGGCCTCCCATTCGTCGAGGGAAATCGTACCGTCCCCAGTGTTACGCGAGGCCGACGCCGCAAGTTTCGACCGACGCGTGGTGGGCTGTCTTGGGGTTTTGGCCCTCTTGAGCGTCTGTCCGGTGACCTTCGCAAAGCAGGTAGGCCCAAGACCGCAGGCGACGGAAGCGGCATCCTTCAGGACTCGGTTGCATCTGGCGCATCTCGGTACTGACACGCTCTCACCTCCTTAGTGGGTGGCTTTAAAATTCTCAATGGCCCAGCGATTACCCGTGGCGTATACTTGGGCGCGGGTGCGCTCATACGGACTCGGTATGTGCCTGAGCGTTGCCTTCGGCGGCTCTGACGGTGCCGGTGGCTTAACGTCGCGGCAGTCGCATCGCTCCCCTGCATCAATGTTGCACCCGCAGTAGGGACAGGTTCTGTAATATGCCATGCTCTCACCCCTCTCTTTCGGCAGTGAACTCATCCATCTGCCGGATAATGCCCCGCGAATATTCCGTGGAGTATGTACCTTTATCCCAAAGCCTGCGAGCTCCGGTTTCGCCGCAGTTGTAGGCCATGAGTGCCAAGTTGAGATCTCCATACTTCTTGATGTAGCCGGAAATCATGTAAATGCCGCATTCCGCGTTTTGCAGCGGGTCGAGGAAGTCTGTCACTCCGAGATCTGCGGTCAGCTGAGGCTGATTCACATCCCGGATCTGCATCAGCCCGTAGTCGTGGCCGTCATCACTGACAGCGTTTTGAATAAAATCGCTCTCGTTGTCCATAATTGCCATAATGAGCTCGAATGGGGCGCCGTATTTCTGACACAGGTCGTTGATGCCTGATTGCAGTTCTGCGTCCATAGGCACATTCAGGGCCTTGAAGACGGTCTCAGCGTGGATTTCAACCGCGGCAGGTTCTGCAACATAGGCAGAATCACTGGCTTGCGTGGCGGGTGCGTTAATCGCCGCGACGGTGGGCTTGTCCGCTGTTTTGGAATCCGGTGTCACGGTAACCGCTGCGGTGGTGGCGGCGGTGACTCCAATGCACATGAGAATCAGGAACGCGAGGGCTTTGCGGGTACGCGCCTTGCGTTGTCGCTCGATGCGCCGCTGGCGTCGGCTGCTGCAGGTGATCTGCTGGCGGTCCTCCGCAGCATGCAGGTGGTCGTACAGGGAGACGCCTTCGAAGCGGGAGTATCCATTACATTCCACTTGCGGCACCTCCCACGCTAATCGGAGCCGGTGCTTCGATATCGCAGTAAAACCGTTCATTGAAGAACTTTTTAGGTACTCTACCGGAAACCGTGACGTATTTCTTTGCTTCTAGCTCTGCGTTAAGATCCTGCATGATCTTGTATGCCTTAGACTTGGAAACGCCGAGAAGATTCGTCACATCATCGACATAATAAAATGCTGTCGCTCTTGGGCTAGCCATCGTTTACACCTCCTATAAGTTTTTCTCGGCCCAAAGCTTCAGCTCCCCGGCCGCTTTGGTGATGCCGTCAAGGTATTCAAGGACCGTGCCGAGTTGCGGCTTCTCTCCATCCTCAATGACGCCGTCCTCCGTGATGTCGAGCAGGACGTTCTTCACACCTTCTCCCTTTCGGAAGGCTGCCATCAGTTTGACCGTAAGCCGGTCCAATTCGGCGATCTCAAGCCGCTGCTGGTTTCGGCAGCCGATGGGGCACACGCTGGTACAGTAATGGTTCAGCAGCTCTGGAGCGTTGTAACCGTCCGCCATGAGCATTGCTTCTTCTGGGTACGGTGATAGGCTACCAAGCTCGATACGCGCCAGCCGGGTGCGGTCAATGCCGAGAATTTCAGCGGCACCCTCCCGGCTGTTCAACTTATCGTTGAACGATGCAGCGTTCTTACGTGCGATACAAAACTCGTTATCTGCCGCTTTCGTGGGGTTTCTGGACATTTATCTCACCTCGTTGCTCTGGTATAATGTTCCCAATAAGAAATTATATGCGTCTAAACATTCCTATTGGGAAATTTCTTCGGTAAAAAAAACCGCCTCTATGGGCTTTTTCAAATAATCAGCGATTGTTTTAGCCTCAATCAAGGTGAATTTAACCGTGCCAGTTTCTTTCTTGTAGTAAGCGGCTTCTGTCTCCAAACCCAGCAGTTCGGCCATTTTCCTTGCGGGAATACCCCGCTCTGTACGAATCTGTCTTAATTTCTCAAACATGGTTTTACCTCCTTTCACAAGGCTTTCCGATTAGGACAGTTTCATAATACATTCCTATTAGGAAATTGTCAATAGGGTTATTGAAATTTTTTTCTCGTTAGGAATGTTCGCTGACTTTCCAAATAGGATAGTTTATAATGATTTTGAGGTGAGCGAATGCATGAATAGAATTAAACAGTTGCGAGAGGAACGCGATTGGAAGCAGAGTGATCTTGCGCTTAGACTTAGCGTGAAGGACGCTGCTATTTCAAAATACGAAAACGAAAAAGTGCCACTAACAGCAGATACTATTGCAAGACTATGCGCGATTTTCGAGTGTTCATCGGATTATCTGCTGGGGCTTTCCAATATTCGCGCATGCAAAAACTGCCCCCTCACCGTGCGGCAAGGGGACAGAATTGTTCAACGCGCGTTGGATGGATCGGGTCTTTTATCGGCTGACGGCTCGCTGGCCCCGGGTAGCGAGGAAATCATTTCAGATTTTCTCGCCAGGAACGCCGACATGCTGAAAAAGCTGATCCAGGACGATAAGTAACTCACTCTCTGTCATCTGCGGGGAGGGTATGATGCCATGCTGACAGCACAGCTCGACGATCTTCTCGTAGGCTGTGGCTTTATCCGAATTTTGATTCACGTGCAACACCGCCTTATGCGCCCCTTGTGAGGGGGTGGATTTTGTCGCACGCCGCGTGCATGATTATTATACAGGAAGAGATTGGATTTGTACTCTCTTTGTTATAAAAAATGTGATGCACGGTAGGGATAAGACTTTCCATCGAAATTAGTCGTTCAAAAAGAAAAGAGGTATAGTAATGGGATTTTTTTCACCGAAGGCTGTTTGCTCTATATGCGGCAATGAATGTGGCCTTAATCGTTTTCAGATTTCCAATAAAGAATGGGTATGCCATGATTGCTTCAAGGCCGCAGGGCTGACGGCAACCTCTCCTGTTAGAACGATGACAGCAGAGGATATAAGAACTGCAGTCGCGCAGCGCCAAGGTAACGCAGAGCAACTCGCCGCGCTTACTATTTCGCAAGAGGTAGGAGGTTATCTCAAGATCGACGAAAATGCAAAAAAATGGTATATACCAGACGGCTTTGCTGGAAAAACAAAAAACCCTCACATCTACAATTTCTCGGATATTGTTGACTATGAATTGCTTGAAGACGGTTCCTCTGTTGCAAAAGGAGGGCTCGGCCGCGCGGTAGTTGGCGGTGCTCTTTTTGGCGGCGTAGGTGCTGTTGTGGGCGGCGTCACGGGACATCGCAAAAGTTCCAATGTGTGTGAAATGTTGGAACTGAAAATTACTCTTCGCGATATGAGCAACCCGACTGCATATATCAAGTTTATTGAAACAGCTACAAAAAAGTCTGGAAGTATTTATAAAATGGTATTTGACAGTGCGCAAAAATGTGTCGCCATGGTTCATCTTATGTGTGATAAAGCGCAGCCAGCAGGACAGGCAGAGCCGTCCTCTGCTTCTGTTCCGAGCGCAGCCGATGAAATTATGAAGTTTAAGCAGCTGCTGGATGCAGGTGCCATCACGCAAGAAGAATTTGACGCCCAAAAGAAGCAGCTTCTCGGACTATGAACGGTCATCTTACTTTATAAAATCATCTCTATGTTGAAAAGGCCGCTTTAACGAAGGCTGGTGAAATCATGAATCAGTGGATAACGGTCCAAGAAGGACTTACTGCGGATTGTAATATCTTGTCATGTCGGAATCCGGTGGAGATGCTGCGCGAGCTTCTGTCCTATCCGAAGATCAACTTTGTGTCACAATATTTCGTTCGTGTGCGTGATTACGAAGCCGGCCTTGACTTTGTCGACTTCTGCTATGACGTCATGTGTCAGCATTCGCATGAAATCGCAAAGGACGAGGCCGTATTCTGGGACAGGTACCTGACCGGATTACGGCTTGCTTTGTATGACTATCTAAACCTCTGGCCAGAGTATATCGATGCCTACGCTGATATGATGGCCCGCTATCCGGACATGGACGTAGCGGTGCGCCGCCAGCGCCTTGAAATCATCACCCGGAAGCGGGAGAAACACGGTGCCGGTGGGAAGATCGGGAACATACTTCGCCAGCAGGCCCATGAGCTGGCCCCGGGTGAGCGGGAGCAAAGATACCAGGAAATGATGCGGCTGTTTGCCAGAATGTGCCGACCGCCATGGGCACCGGAAACAACCGGCATAGTGCCAGTGAAGAAAAGAGAGTAG